ATGCCGCGCTTAGCCTGCTCGATGCGCAGCTTGCCATCACGGCCGAAGTCGACGGTGAGTCGCTTTGGCAGGAGCCAGGAGTGCAGCTCCCAGCCCGCGACTTCAGGAAGCTCGCCTGCCTCGATCATGTCGCGCACCCAGGCGATGTAATACGGGCCGAGGAATTGTTCGACGAGATCCTGCTGCTCGACTTCGATCTGGCTCTGCGCATCGGCCATGATGAAGCGGGTGTTGGCTCCGCCGAGTTGGGTGATGTTCCAGAGCAGCTCTGGGCTGTAGCGCAGTGCCCAGGCGACATCGCGCACGATGTTATCAAGATGCTCGCGGACGTTTTCGTTCGGGTGATCGCTCTCGATGATCTTGAACTGCTGGCCGGGCCGCAGTTCATGCGAGGTGCCGCCGCCGAACATTTTTTCAAGCGTGATCTTCTGACCGCCACCGACATCCACCATGGCCTGCGGCTGCGGGATGCCGCCGCCCCATCCGCCCATGCTATTGAGCGGCTGCTGCGGGAGCTGCTGCTCGATGGCGTAACCGATCTGCTCACGCATTTTGATGCCCTTGGTCAGGGCAGCCATGATCTCACCACGGTCCAGCACCTTGTTCACCACGGGATAAAAGCGGGTGAGGCCGCGCACCTGGCCGAAGCGCTCATAATCGGCGCAGAAGAGCACGTTCTCAGCGGGCACTTCGACGGCGTTTTCTTTGCCGGTCTTCGGGTCACGCGAGAGGATGCGGTAGGCGATGGGTGCATTGTGCGGATCGAGCCGCACGCCATGATGCCAGGTCTGGGAGGGGTCGACACGTGTCGACCCCTGGCCGATCTGATGCGCCTCATAAAACATGACGCGCAGGCGGCCGTCTGAATTTCGAGCGAGCACGGGTGCGACATCGCCGTCTTTGATTTTATTCGCAATGACAGCGCGCTGCGCAGCACCGCAGCTAAACTTGCGCGAAAGGTCGAAGGTGTTTTTATTTTCCGCGCGAGCCATCCAGAGTTGGCGGATCTGTTTGTTCACCTTTTTATCCTTGGTCAAGGGATAGGGGAAAAGGCCGGTGCCGCAGACCATGCGGGCGATGCCGGTGACGCCGCGATGGACGAGGCCACCGCCGGAATTGAAGATGAAGCGGGCGCGGCGGAGCAGCTCAATGTGCGACCAGGCATCGACCTCCCTGGTGGTGTCCAGAGTGGGCAGGTAAACGTAACCACGGTCACGACTGGTGACGTCTGAACCCTGGAAGGAACCGGCGAGCGCGAGGGGCTCGCTGGTCGGCGGCTGATACTGCTCGATGCGAAGCAGCACCTCTCCGGAGGGATCGAGAATGATGCGGCGGTGGTCTGTGGTCTTGTGGCTCATCCGAGGGTGCTGGGGTAGGCGCTGAAGTCGGCGTGACGCACGGAACCAGGCGCGGCGTAGATGCCCTGAGCAGCGGAGGACTCGGCATCGAGCTGCTGCAGGCAGACTTCATAAATCTGCATGAGTGTGGAGGCGGGGATCTGGCGCTCGGTGGTGCCGGACTGGCCTTTGAAACTGTGACTGGAGACAAACATGTCACCAGCGGCGACGGCGAGCACGGCCTCCGTGTGCTTGGCACTGAGCCATGCGGCGGCGTCAGGCTGGGCACGCGCCATGCGCATGAAGCTCTGAATGAGCAGGTCTGGATTGTCTGGAGGTGCGGCCACGACGTGGCGGGCGTGTCAAACCTCCGGCGCTGGTGAATCGGGCTCCTGACGTGCGGCGATCATGCGCCGATACTTGTCCCAACGTGCATTGACGGCGGCGCGGGCCTGCTCTGAGCTGCGGGCTTTGGCCGCGCCTTTCCCAGCTTCACCGCCCTTCCTGCCCGCTGATGCCCGCTTTCGGCTCAGAGGCTTCGAGGAAGAGTTGTTCTGCTTGGGGCTCGCCATATTCAGGCAGCACGATGATGAGCACGCCGATGCGATCAACCTTGGTCACGCATCCGGCCTGCTCACACAGGGCGCGGGCCTGGGCCATCACGGTGAGTCTTTGTTTCTGGAGAGCTGATTCAATCATGGTGTTACGCAAGCAAAAGCGGCTGGATGTCAATCATCAGGCCAGTGAATATTTTTCAGCGCACCACCGAACTCGATCTTGCCGACATACTGCATTTTGCCGCAATCGCCGTAATCGTTGGGGCCGCGTTTGGCTTTGTCGTGCTTCCATTTCTTCTCGGCCTTGTCGTAGACTTCAGCGGTCCACTCGGCTGGGATGGCGGCAGGTGTGTCGATGGGCAGCCAGAGGCGCGGGGTGTCACGGCGCTGGATCTGGCCGAGGTAGAACTGATTCTTGATGCCGTGATCGTAGAAGTTCCGGACGATGATCTCGTTTGAATTGTAGTAGTCCTTTTTGAGCATGAGCATCTTGGCCCCGTGCTCCTCGTGCTCGCCGGAACCACGCGCGGGGAAGATCTTCCAACCATTCGGATGGAGCTCACAAGGGGTGTGCTGATGAAAGAGGCAGGTCTTGTAAACCTCATCACGACGATGGCCGGAATCGATGAGGCCGCTGTCGATGTAACGCGGACGCTTGCGGCCCTCAACGCGATACTCACGCTGGCGGAGGTGGACGAGCTGATCCTCATCCTGCAGGCGGCCGAGATCGACGAGATACGCCTCGCCCTCGTTGCTCCAAGCACAGACGAGATACTTCAAATAGTCCCACTGCTTATCCACCGTCATGAAGATCATGGCGGGGCAGAAAGGCAGGCGGGAGTTGAACTGGCCGTCACGATAAGCCATGCGGAACTCGGTGCCGACGGTGACTTTGTGCACCTGCTCGGTTCCGTCGGCGGCCTTGATGAGCTGCTCTTCGATGCGGCCTGCCTTCAGGGCTTCGATGCTTTCTTTGGTGAGGTTGTTCACCTCCTGATCCCAGGGCAAACCGCCGTGATTGGTGATGACAAACTTTTTGCCTTCATCGGTGGGATTGATGACGAAGGCCTGCAGCCAGAGCTTTTTCAATGCGCCCCAGGTGACGCGCTTATGCAGGCTGTAGAGATCGCTGATCTGGTAGGACTCCACGCCGGGCTCAGGCGGGACGTAGTCACCACTGGCTGAGCGGCGGCGTTTGTCATGCTCGGTGGGCACCCAGATGCCAGCATTGACCATCTCGAACTTTTCTTTTTCCTCAATGGGCTGGTGACAGAGCTGGCAGGAGTAGAAGGTCTCTGCGATGACGCGGTCAAGGTTATACCGATCGCTGTCTTTGCAGTGATCGGCGGAGAGGTAATCGAGCAGGAGCTCGATATGGCGGCCGCAACGGGGGCAGGGGACGAGATACTTTTTCTGGGAGCCGTTGGTGTATTTCTGATCAATGATGCCGCCCGCCTCTCCGGGCACGGACATGGCGAGCAGGAGTCCGTCGGCGACATCGTTCTGACGTGACTTGGCCTGGTCATAGGTGGTGGTGCCATCGGCGCGCTTGGCGTGCTTTTCGAGCTCGTCCAGAATGATGAGGCGATACCAGATCTCCATGAACGGGCCGGAGGAACCGGAACCGCTGATGAGGATGTCCATGTTCCGCAGGGAGATGCGCGAGAGGGTGTTGTCATCCGGATCGTCGCTGAGCTGTGCGCCTGCGGTGCGCTGGATCGATGGGAGAATGCGGCGCTCGGCGACTTCACGGGCTTTTTTGTCCGAGTTGATGGAGTAGAGCGCATTGCCAGGCCATGTTTCTGGCATGGAGCGGAGGATATTCAGCGCGCCCTCGGAAATGCCGGTGCGTGATGACTTCATGAACACGCCCTCACGCACGCCGGGCATGCGGGGAAGCTCCTGCCACTCCTTAGCCCACGGGGTTTTTGTGATGTCGTAGTAACCAGGTTCACTGGTCATTTTCTCGTCGAGATAGACGTGATCACCTGCCCATGCCCAGATGGGCTCCGTGGGTGTGGTCTGAAAATAATCATGCGCGAGACTGACGATGAACTCGCTCTCCGGTGTGCCGATGAACTGACGCGCTGCAGCGGCGGTGAAGAGATCGTTCATGCGGCCTCGGGCTGATACACGGCGGCGAAGCGTGTGGATTTCAGATGTGCAAAGCACTTGTCCCGAGCAGCGAGGGCGAGCTGGCGGCGCTCCTCTCCGGGGAGCTGGGAGGCGTGCTTATCAAGCTGGCTCATGAGCACATTCATGAAGCTCTGGCTCATGACATTGAAGACGCGGCCCAACTCGACATTGATGACGCGGGCGCGGAGCACTTCGCCTTTGCCCTCCTGGATCTTGACGATGTCCTTCTCCCACTGGCGCTGGGTGTCGATGAGCTTCTTCCATTCGCGCTGGTAATTGGTGGCCTGGGTGATGTGGCCGGAGGCGAAGCATGAGGACATGCGCTCGAACAAACTGGAGACGAGGGAGCGGATCTGATTGAGGCCGATGTCGGCGCTCATCTCGGAATTCATGTCGATGACCATCGGCACGCCGAGGATCTCGCCACTCTGCAGCGGCACGGCGGAGGGCGGCGGAAGTGAGGTGTCCGGTGGAGCCGCCGGTGTGGTGGGTGACTCCGAGTCACCGCCGTGCTCAAATCGTAACAAATAGTCCGGCACGCGCCACTCCATGTTTCTGCGCCACCATTCCGGCATTTGAGGCAGGGAATCGAACGGTGGCAGATCGGGCGGCGACTGCTGGCGACCGATGGAGATCCAGCGCTTGAGCTTGCGTTCGGGGTCTTTGCCAGTCAGGCCGATGGACTGGACGTAATGCGCGAGCT